CTCCGTGTATACATGAAGGAGAAAAAAATATGCCATTTCAAGTAAGTCCAGGTGTAAATGTAAGTGAGTTCGATCTCACTACCATAGTTCCAGCTGTTGCTACGACTAGAGCTGGAATTTCGTTCCCAACAGAGTGGGGACCAGCAAATGAAGCTGTCTTGATCGACACTCCAAAGACTTTTCGTGAAATTTTTGGTGATTTAAAGCAGTGGAACGCTGCAAACTACATGACTGCTCTCAACTTCTTGGGTTATTCCCAAGGATTGTTGATGGTCAGAGCAATGAGTAACAATTCTTCGAACACACAAAACGCAAATACTGGCGAAGCAAGTGGTGATGTTGCTTATGCTCCAACTGATGCCGTTGATCTGACATCCAAAGTTGCTGCTGGATTCATGGCAAAATATGCTGGAGAAAAGGGTGACTCACTTGCCGTTTCTGTCGCAAGAAATGGTGCAACCGCAGCAGATTGGGCATATTATAGTAGTTTTGCTAGACAACCACTACATACAGACAATATTCTCACTCTTGGTGGTTTGACACAAAGTTTTGACCAAGTTCACGTTGCTGTCATCGACGAAGATGGACTGTTTACAGGAACAAAGGGAGAAGTCTTGGAGAGATTTGAAAATGTCTCTCTTCACCCAAGAGCAAGAAGAGCAGATGGAACATCGCTTTACATCAAGAATGTTCTCAATAACGAATCGCAATACATCAAAGTTACTGGATCTCTTGATTCATATGACCTTGATAATGCTGGTTTTGCGGAAGTATTTGGTTCAGCTGGTTTGAGTGCAGGTGGAGTTGATAATACAAATTGGGAAACCACATATGCATTTAGTTTTGATGGTGGAGCTGAAGCAAAGACAGTTTCTCTCAGTGGTGGAACTGGGCAAAATTATATCAACAATAGAACCGATCCAGATATATTGATCGGATATGGTGTTCTTGCTGATGCAGAAAAGATTGCATTGCATTTGTTTCTTGCCCAGTAGGTAAGAACGGAAGTAATGTAAATTCTTCGGATTCTGTTAAGGCGGATGCCTGCATAGCATTCAAGAATACCGTTGGTTCAAGTTCCTATGTGGTCATTGACTCTGGATATAGAAAACAATTTGACCCATTCAATCAGGTCAATCGTTGGGTTCCTCTCAATGGCGACACAGCCGGACTTTGTGCAAGAACTGAGTTCACGAACGACGCATGGTGGTCCCCTGCTGGATACAACAGAGGTCTTCTAAGAAATTCTGGTGCATTGGCATTCTCGCCAAACAAGACTTTCAGAGATAGAATCTATCCAAAGGGAATCAATCCAATCATTACAGAAAGAGAAACAGGAACACTTCTTCTTGGTGACAAGACTGCTCTCTCGAAACCAAGTGCATTTGATAGAATCAATGTAAGAAGACTCTTCATCGTTCTTGAGAAGGCAATTTCCACCGCATCTAAGTATTCACTCTTTGAGTTCAATGATGCGTTCACAAGAGCAAGATTCATCTCTTTGATTTCACCCTATCTTGAAGATGTGAAGTCGAGAAGAGGTTTGATAGATTATAAGGTAGTATGCGACGAAACAAACAATACACCTGAAAGAATTGACAGAAATGAACTTTGGGCAGATATCTATATCAAACCAAATCGTTCCATTAACTATGTTCAGTTGAATTTCATCGCTACAAGAACTGGCGCCAACTTCAACGAAATTGGTGCGTAAGAGTAAGTAAGAAAAGATTATTCAAGGAGATAAAAATATGGCATTTCAAGTCAGTCCGGGTGTAAATGTTTCAGAAATTGATCTTACTACCATAGTTCCAGCTGTAGCCACCACTTTGGGAGGAATTGCTGGCAACTTTGAATGGGGTCCAGCAAAGAAAGTCGTTTTGGTGGACACTCCAAGAGCTTTTCGCGAAACATTTGGCGACCCAAAAAATTGGAACTACGAACAGTGGTTCTCGGCACAAAACTTTTTAGGATATTCAAGAGGATTGCAGGTAGTTCGTGTTGTTGGTAGCACTTTGTATGGAGGAGTATCCGCTAAAAACGCAGATAGTGGTGTGACCAACGCTGCAAATCCAGATGGTCAGTTGGTATATAACGAAGATTATTTGGATTCTGATAATGTCGGAATCATTGCTAGATATCCTGGTCAAAAGGGAGATTCTTTGAGGGTCGCTATTTTCCCCGGTCCAGGTGGAACTTCTTCTCCAGATAGATTCCAAGATTGGGTAGATGGAAGAAATGATGGAACAACTGCTTATTATGCAAACTTCTTTGGATACGAGGATGAAGGCGCTCCAGAAAGCACTTCAAATATACAAAAACTTGAAAGTCCAACAGCAAACAACAATCAGGGTGCAACAACCAATGACCAAATTCACGTTTTGGTTGTTGATGAAGATGGTTTGTTCACTGGTTCCAAGTTTACCGTATTGGAAAGATTCCCAAATCTTTCAGTGTTCCCAGAAGCAAAATCAGAAGATGGTTCATCGACATTCTACAAGAGTGTAATCAACAACCAATCTCAGTATATCTACATCGGGGGTGATGATCTTCCTGGAGATGCTATGGGAGACTTCAATACTCATACAGGTCTTTCACCATCTATCAAGAGTGGAACAACTTATGTGGTAAATTGGGGTGTCACAAATGATGCAGACGGAACATATTTCAGAGCTGGAGGAGGAACTGCACAGTCACTCGCTGGTGGTGCAGGTCAAACATCAACTTCACTAGTTACCAGTGTTCCATCAACAGATCCAGATGGTTACAACCTTTTTGAAGATACCGAACAATATGACGTAAACTTGGTTATCGCAGGAAGTCTCACTGGTAACAGTGCAGCTAGAATTCGCGATCTTGTCACCACAAGAAAGGATGCAGTTGCATTCTTCTCCGCAGAAAACAAGAATGAGTTTGATAGTGAAACCGATAAGGTTGCTAAATGCACTGAACTGAAGACAACTATTGGATCAAACTCATACTGCGTAATCGACTCTGGTTACAAGTATCAATACGATCCATACAACGATCTTTATCGTTGGGTTCCTTTGAATGCTGATACCGCTGGTCTTTGTGCAAGAACAGAAACCACAAGAGATGCATGGTGGTCTCCTGCTGGACTCAATAGAGGACAAGTTCGCGATGTTGTTAAGTTGGCATTCAACCCATCCAAGACATATAGAGATCAAATCTATCCCGATGGTGTAAATCCAATCATAACAATTCCGGGTGAAGGAACAGTTCTCTTTGGCGACAAGACTGCTCTCTCGAAACCAAGTGCATTTGATAGAATCAATGTTCGTAGATTGTTCATCGTTCTTGAGAAGGCAATTTCTACTGCATCTAAATATTCACTCTTTGAATTCAACGATGCATTCACAAGAGCAAGATTCGTTTCCTTGGTTGCTCCATATCTCGAAGATGTCAAGTCAAGAAGAGGTGTATTTGACTTCAAGGTTGTGTGTGATGAAACAAACAATACACCCGAAAGAATCGACAGAAACGAATTCTGGGCAGATATCTATATCAAACCAACTCGTTCAATCAACTTCATTCAATTGAACTTCATTGCTACGAGAACTGGTGCGAATTTCAATGAATTTGGTGCATAAATAAAGAATAGAAGTTAACTAAAAAGGAGACACATTAAATGTCATTACCAAGTGTAGAACAATTTAAAAACCAATTGGCTTTGGGTGGTGCAAGAGCTAACTACTTTTTGGTGAGTGGTCCAATTGTTGGTGGTGCTGATTTCACATATCTCTGTAGATCAGCTTCTCTTCCCGCTGCAACTGTAAATACCGTGGAAGTATCTACTCCCGGCGGTAGAAAGTTGAAACTCGCAGGAGAGAGAACCTTCGAGGATTGGAGTATCACAGTTTACAACGACACACAAATGATAATGAGAAGAAGATTTGAATCATGGCAGGCACAGTGTGCTCAGTATGGCAACCCATTGGGTGCTGATGCTCTCGATGCTTATGGTCAAAGTAACTGGGTAGTCACACAACTTTCAAGAAGTGGCGCTCCCGTTAGAAGTTATCAATTCTTCAATATGTGGCCATCATCACTTGCTGCTATTGATTTGAACTTTGATGATGCTGGTTCAATTGAAGAGTTTGAAGTAACATTAGCATACTCTCATTATGAACCAACTGGTGGTTCACTCAACCAAATTGATACTGCTGTTCAACTCGCAATTTCAACTGCACTTTCCACTGGCAACATTTCGTTTGCTCTTACTGGATTGGCAAACTTGAATGCTGGTACAGCTTATCTTGGTGGAGCTGCTCCAACAACCTGATATTTGAAATTTATATACTATAAAAGGGTAATCAATGGCTTTTGAATTATTTGGACTGAAGTTTGGAAAAACTAAAGAGGAGAAGGAAGACAATAAACTGTCTTCCTTCGTTCCTCCC